AGGTTAAACTCCATAAATGCACCAAGAATCAAACAAGTACGACGATGATCGTGCTCTGTGATGATAGTATGTGGCATAGCAACATACTTAACAATGTGATCATAGAGTTGGTCGTAAGTCATTTTTGTGCCTCAATAATGGATTTGATCTTTTCTAAATCTTGTAGTCGAGCATCGATTTCATCATACTGTTCGCAGAAGTCAAGCATACGCTCCTGATGTCCTTCATCATCATAGTTTGTTTCTTCACGGATTTCCCATTCAATATCAGAAAGTCGTGCTTGAGTATCATCAATGAAGTATTCTAGAGTGTCAATCAATGACATTATTCAAATTCTCCTGGTTTAGGTTCAGGAACTGGAGGAAGAGGGGGAGGGGTTTGAATTGGTTGAGGCAATTGAGATGGGGGAGTTACAACAGGTGTTGTTGTTTTTTGTTCCAATTCGGAAATTTTTTGTTGTAAATTATTGATATGCTGATCATATGTTTGATTAATTTCTTCTGCTGGTTTTGTTTGATTTTCATTTGCCAATTTCCAACCAGCAGCACCAGCAGCAAAAATACTTGCAAGAGCAGCAAACACAGAAACGGTTTTAGAAAAACTCATTCAAAATCCTCCTCTTTTAATTCAACTCCATTAATAAGATCTTCTAGTTCTTTCATTACATCTTCCATAGGATAGGTTTTAACCTTTCCAGTATCAATGTCATGAACCATTTGCATTAGTTCTTCAAGGAACTCTTTAGGATAAACATCATCATCATTCAATCCAACCCAGAACCATTCAATACATTCTTGTTCTGGATCTTCTACTGTTCTTGGAAGAGCATAGTTTTCATAGGATGAACCCATGAGATCTGCCCATACTCTAAAGTTGATGCGAATAGTTTGCCATCCAGTCATCCAACAATGACCGATCCAATATTCCCACCAGTTCAAGGTGGTTCTATTATTCTTTTTTGGTGTTGTTGATCTAACTGGTGTACTATACATTAGCATTCATCCGATTTAATAAAATCAAAATCTTTTACATCTTCCAGATAATTCCAATTCCAAGTGCGTTCAATAAACCCAAGATCAATTCCGAATTTATATACCCAGAATATTACACTTATCATTCCTCCACATCCACATTTAATCTGTAGATATGGCCAACTAGCATAATCATTCCAACTTACAGAACCCTGAAACAATGCCCAGTTCTTTGTGTGAAGGACTTGAACATACCAGTCATGACCATAATCATAACGATGTTTAAATGAAACTAGTTTCATTTGTTCATCTGAAGTGTAGGTACAGGCATACCACCTTCAGTGGGCACATAGATGGTTACGTTACCATTCTTGCTACCATCCTCAAGACCAGTGATATACAGATACTGAAGATACTCACGGTTATCTTTCAGTGAATCCCCAATGATTTGGTTTGCTTTGGCAACACCAGTAGCACGGATGATTTCAGCATCGGCAAGTTGTTGTGCTGAATCTTTCTTTGCTTGTGCTTCCAGAACTGCTACCTGACGAGTATATTCTGCTTTCTGCAGTTCTGCTTTACCTGCAAGAGATTGTTGCCATACGTTGTATTGAGGACCACCAATAAAGATAAGTCCACCAATCACAACAACACCAACTGCTATGATAGCAACACCAGAGTCAATAAATCCGTTTTGTTGTTTCATTTTGTAGATACGTTAGATTTGAAAATAAGATTAGCAAGAAGGACAATAGCAAAATTCTGCCAGATCGTCAAAGACACATTAAACCAAGACAGAATTAGTCCAAGCAATGCTGCTTCAAAGAATAGTCCTGCAACAGCAAGGACAATTACACCAAAAGCAACACCAATAGCAGTAGAGGATTTCATTTTTCGGCAGATGTTTGAGAGTTTTGATTTACAGATTTAACAGTTTCATGAAGTTGTTTCAGTGCTTCAACTGTTTCGGGAGTTTCTTCCCATTCCCAAGAATTACCATTCTTGTCAACAAAAGTTCGTGTGGTCATAGTTTACCTCCAACGGTTCCATCGTAAGTCAGTGTAGCATCGCCCCATCCCTCTTGGCAACCCTTTAGATAAAATCGTGTTGCCCTAACACATTCTTCTTCATTTAAAGAAGTGATTAGTGGTTTATCTTCTTTATCAAAAGATTTCCAAGTTTTCCATCGAGATTGAATTACATAGAATGCGTCATCGATTAGTTCGTGGTTTTGTTTTTGAGATTGAGACATTTTGTTTTTTTAAATTGTATCGAGTTAGGTATTTGTTTAGATGTTCTTGACATTGAAAGTAACAAATTTTTGTCTCTTTCCGATCAAGATATTCTAATGTTAAAGGAAATACCTCATGGAATTGATTATCCAAAATTTATTACCATTATTTTTCACTTTCCTTTAAAAGTTTTATTTCTTCCCAGTTTTCTCTAAAAACTAAAATATTTACGTCATTGACTGGTCGATTACCACTTTTAATTGTTATCGTGACATATTTTTCAGAGATAAAATTTATAGTACCGTAATTATTTCGATACTTTACTTCTAGACCCTCTGAAAAATTCATATCAAGTAGTAAATTGCTCAACTACACAGGAATCAATATCTTCTGCTAGAGCAAACATACGAGCATTCAAAATGTTCTCTCTCAAATTGCTATAATGTTGCTCATAAAAATTGCCATCATCTTCTGCAGAGATTAGATCGAAACATTCATCATCATCTTCTGCAATGACATTCCAAATACCACCATATTCTGAAGATGGAAAGGGAATGTAGTGGTCAACAATGTAAAGATACTTCATTTTCAGTGTTAAATTACCCTTAAAGTTTAAATCAAATAAAAGTTTTTGTCAATCAAAGAAATTCCATGATGTAGTAGTCAACAGTGACTTCATACTTCGCTGCTTCTTCTTCGATAACCTCGACAACAATCTCGTCAAACGGTTTTTCTTTTTGAAGGTCGTCCATTAGGTTTTTTTGTGGGACTCTTAGAGTCTAAAGGTTTTTTGTTTGAAGTGCTACTCTTAGTAGACGGTTTCTTAACTGGCACACTTGCTGCTTTTACTTGTTTTTTATGCTGATCAATAAAGTTGCGAGCAGATTGCTCCGTTCTACAAACTTTCAGTTGTTCTCCATTGTAGATAACCATTAACTGATTACCAAATGGAATTGCAGCATAATTACCTTTTCCTACTATGAATCCTTCTTTCATTTCTTAATTTCAGCAACACATGGTTCTCCGTCGATGAATACAGTGTCAACAACAGACTGCAAACGGCGAGCAGTCTGAATACCAACATTACTATAAACGGGTACATGTATCATACCAAATGCCTTGGTGTAGTTGTCAAGGTCACCAGGAATAAGTGTACCCTCGCGCATACGCTTAGCGTCATCCTGATGTAGTCGAATCACTCGACCTACAGTTTGACACATTTGAATCACATCCATATTCCGCATCATAACACATGCAGTCAGTCCAGGGCAGTTGATACCCTCAGACAAGATGCTGTAGTGTAGAATAATGAACTTTTTGTCTGGATCTTTGCCGTAAGCAGTAAGAGTATCGAAGAAATTCTCTCGACTGACTTTCTTATTGTTGATAAATGCACCATGCTTAGCAGTGATCCATAGTACATCATATCCATATGACTGCACTTCAGTCATAAAATCAGTCTCAGCAAGCATCCTCATCAATACCTTAGTGTTAGGTGCTGCAACAAGAACCTTCTGCATGTTGTCTTCATTCAGAATAGTATCGAGAAGAGTCATGCAATCCCTTTCTGCACCAAACTCTTTGTCACGCACAGCATTGATCTGCTGTACATTAATTTTGGGAGGAATGATAGCACCAGTCTCAATAAGTTCTGGAGCAGGTACATTACAAATGACTTGACCATAAACTTTGGTGTCGTTCATTCCAGGTTTTTTGAATGTATGGGAATGCTTTGGAGTTGCAGTAAAGTAATAACAACGATCTGCACTCTCAGCAAAATATTCTGCTTTAGGATGGAATGACTTTTTTACACTGTTATGTGCTTCATCAAAGTAGATAGTATTTACATGAATACCAGACTCTTGAATCTTATGGAGAGAGTTATATGTAGTAAAGATTAGTTTGTTACCATCAACTGCACTGCACCATGCAGATACTTTCTTGGGATTGGTTGTACTATAGTGGTGTGTTTCTCCACTATGCACATGCATTACATGAGCATTATCAATATGCTCAAGAAATTCAGCAGACAACTGTGATGCTAATAGAATACGAGGAGCAACTACAACAACTATCTGATTCTTGAACAAATCAAATATATATTTTGAATCATAAATCATACAAATGGTCTTACCAGCGCCCGTGGGCATGACCAGTTGACCAATACGATGGTTCTGCATGGCACGAGTACCACGCTTCTGACAAGGACGCAGGATCATGGGGAAGATGTCAATAGCAATATTATACAGAAAAACCTCCTGGAAAGCAAGAGGTTCTAAAGTTATGTGGACAGTTTAAAAAATGGCACACTACCTTTTAGGAGGAGCATCTCCCTTTCCCTCAAGTGTCTTAACCATAAGTTCGGTGAATCGTTCCATTTTTTCGTAATGGACAGAAGATGGATTATAATTGATAGCGTTTTTTAATGCAACTAATTCGTTCCATTCTTCAGTTGATAGTTCCAAGGTAACCTCCTTGAGTGCATTTGTGTTTAAATCCTAACACACTCCTCTTTTATGTATGCTTTTCTTAAGGTTGTATTTATGTTGCTGTTACAGTTCTTAAAATCAAAACCCTCTGGAAAAATATCAGTTACCAAAAATATTTCCCCAAGAACCAGGATCTTTTTTTGTTTGCTCTTCTAGTTGATCAAGAAGGTTTTCTGTGGAGATAATACTATCAATATCTCTAATCATTTTGGATATGACTACATTAACAAAAGGTTTTTCATTTCTCGCAGCAAATGCAAGGGCATTCCTTAAGTTTGATTCTGCATCCTTTAAAGATGATTGTACCTGTTGAGAAAGTGCCATACTCTAAATTTCATAACAACTAAAGCATATCACAAAAATCAATTAAAGTCAAATCTTTTATGATGAAATCCATTATCATCTCTAAAATAATACTTATCAAAATCAAGATCGGTATAATTTCCCCATCCAGTAGCAATATATTTTGAATGGGAATATACAGGATTTCCTCTATGTACATGAGTAAAAAAGGCAGGCCACATAACGAATCTTCCTACCTTAGGTTTAACTCTAATTTTCTGCCATAAAAATTCTGTTTCACCTTCATTTTCAGGTACATCATTAAGATATAACATCCATACTAAACACCTTTCTATAGTTTTTATGTCTCCAATTTCACAGTGCCAATCATGAAAACCTCCACGAATAGGAGTTCTTTGAATTTTTACCTCATCAAAATCAATATTTACAGATTCTATTTGAAAAAATTGATTTTTATATAACTCAAAACATTCATAAACTTTTGTATTCACAAAGTTGTTTACCATAGGAAAATCCCAAGTTCCCATAGCAAAATCATTTCTTCTTAAAGAATTAACTCCACTACTATATCTTTCTTTAGTACAATTACCAGCATATTCAGATAAATTGAATAATCTAATAATTGTATTACAATCTCTTTTTGAAACAACATCATCAAAGATCATTATATGATCTTTGCTTTCAACTATTTTCATACTAACCAAGTAATGATTGAATATCTAGTTCCTTTAATTATGGGTCTAATTTCATGTGGGTACATAAAGTTTGAAGGGAACATTATACATGATCCTTGCTTTAGTTTATATGTCAATTCCCTATTAAAGAATGATATTTCACCCCCTTCATAGTCATCATTAATTGATAAAATAAAAGTTATTGCTCTTGGTGATTCTTTAAAAGAATCTGTATGCTGAATATAAAATTCTCCCTCAAAATATCTGAGAAGTTCGTATCCAGAATCTTCCTGAATTTCTAAATCAGTTGTAGTAGTTTCTTCACTATATCTGTCAATACAACTTGATACACATTCAAACAAAGATTGATCAATCATTTGTCGTATTTGTGGATTTTGATTGATAATATCTTGAAGAGAAATTGGTATCACTGAGCAATTTCTTGAATTTGGATCATGTCCACTTCCAGTCAAAGTTTCTTTCCATTCAGATGAATTTTTATATTCATTCAAAATGGTTTGACAAATTGTAGGATCTAAAGCATTATCAAATACTTTGATAAAATCCTTTAAAGGTTTATCAGAAAAATTATTAGATATTGATTTTTGTTCTGTAGATTCTGAATATTTTTTGTTTATGCTAAATGGACTACTTTCATCTCCGTAAATAATAAAGTCATCATCAATATCAACTTCTATAGTTTTTTTAACTGTATTAGTTTTTATTTCTGTAATATTTGGAGTTTCTCTAAAGGGAAAAACATATTTTTCAGTAGACTTTCCTCTTAAAAAACTACTACTATTGTTATCCAAAGATCCCGCCATAATTTTATCTTCAGTTAACCAACCCATTTCTTTATACTCCTCGATTAATTTTTCTAGTTTTGGTTCTCTAACAATACCTTTATCAAAGTATGATACAGCAGCAGATCCTCTGCTCCTAACATAATGTAGAAAGAATTGAGCGTATTCTTTTCCAACGTATTCATCTCTCCAGTGAGGAGCAATGCATCCAAGATAGAGCATTGCATCTCCTGGTTCTAATATTAAACATTTATTTGTATTAGATGGAGTTTGTATCCATATAGGCCATGGCTTATCTCCATATAAATGAACTGTTAAAGAAATTTCACAAGAACTTCTATCAGTGTGTTTTGTTAGAACACTTCCTTCTCTATAAATTCTAGAATATGTATAAGTTGGAAGAACAATTTCTTCAGTAATTTCAGAAACTTCTTTTGTTTTTTCGCAAAGAAGTTCTAAAGAAGGCAAATAATTATAGACAGCTGAAGAATTTGGAGATTGAGGATCTCCAGAGAAATTATAAAAAGAATCACATAATTTAAATTCTTTATATAATTGAATCGCTCTATCTTCTGGTATAAAATTTTTAATTAATTTATAATTATTTTGTAATAAATCAGAGTTCATATTAAATATTAATTAATTATTGATCCATTGCTTTTTTAAGAGCAGAAAACCATACAACTGCTTTTTCTACAGGGAAATTATTTTCATCAATTTCACCAGAAGTTAATTTAGTATAAACTTCATTAGGATCTAATTCATTTAGAATTTGCTCTAATTTTTCCAATGAAATTTCTTCAGATTCATTATTCTTACTTAATTCATTTAAAGATCTTTGTTTTTGAATATCTAATTCCGATTTAAAGTTTTCTATTTGTTGGTCAGCAATATCTTGAATGAAAGAAATAGATTCTACTTTCTTTTGATTTAAGACGTTTTCTTTTTCATGAATATCATCTTCCAGAATTTTCTTCATGGATTTAATTTCTTCAACTCTTAAATTATAAAGTTCTTGTTCTCTTTCTAATTCATTGTTTCTCAATAGAGAAAATTCTTCATTCTTAAGTTGCTCTTCAGCAAATAGTTCTTTTACCTTTTCAATATTCTTTCTTTCAACATCTAGAGACTCTGCTAGAAGAGTTATAATTTGTTTCTGATAATCTAGTTCAGTTTCAAAAGTACTCTTTTGCAACTCCATTTGTTCTTGTTCTTTTTCAATTCGTTCTCTTTCACTCTTAATAAGATTAAGTTGAGATTGCTTCCTTATTTCAAGTTCTTTCCTTTCATTTTCTATACTTTTTTCTTTCAAGTCAATCAATTCGATAAACTTCTTTTGCTCTTCTTGCATTTGTAATTTTTGTTTATCAAGTTCATCATTTAATCTTTTTTACCTTTCCATCAATTCATTATCACTTTGATTGATTTTTTTGATGGTTTCTGAATGCTTAAGAGATTCTAACTCTGCTTTTTTTTCAAATTCAATACGATCTAATTCAAGTTGTTGACGCTGCTTAATTAACTCAGATTCTTCAATTATTTGAGTATTTTCCTTCTCTAATCTTACTTTCTCTTGTCTGATTTTTTTATTTTGTTCAATTAACTTTTCAATTTCTTCTCTTTGCTTTCTCTGATCTTCTATAAATTTTTGTTTTTCTTCTTCTTCTCTTTCAGAACGAAGTCTTTGTTCTTCTTGCTCAAGAAGAATTTTTTCTTCCATAACAGGAAGAGATGCCATGTAAGCATCGATATAAGGTTGAACAAAAGTAATATCCTCAAGAACAACATTTGGATCTGTTGTTTTTAATTCAATATGACCATTATCATGAATCCACTGAATTGCATGAATATGAGAATCTTCAAAATCCCATTTTTCTAACACAATTCCATTTCCATCAACAATAATAGTTTTGTCAATTGGTATAACAGTAACTCTCATTGATCAGTCTCCTCGTTATTGTTTGGTAGTAAGTTAGGTTCTTTATTATCTAGTATAGTTTTATCTTCATTATTAGGAGGTTCCATAAGTTG